GAAATACGCCTGCGCCAAGTGCTAGTCTTTCAATCATGACAAAGAAGCGTACCTCAAAGCCCAGCGTCAAAGTCGGCATCACCCACCAGCAATGGCAGATGTGCCTCTCCTACCTACGCTCGGCACTTGGAGCCGTCGTAGCCGTAGTCGCCACCCTCGACTACGAACCAATGGACCTAGCCAAAGCGTTCGTCGCAGCCCTCATCCCACCCGTCCTGCGCTGGATAAACCCGAACGACCAGGCTTTCGGACGTGGCTCGGAATCGTAAATACACAGGCACTAGCGACGGAGCAGCCCCAGGCAAACGGGCTGGCACAGAGGAGTTCGTCAAACAGGTAGCCAAACTTACGGGCGGTGCGTTGTGGAACAACGGCACGTGGGTCGTGCGTAACAAGCGCGGTAAAGAATCGTTGTCCGTTCATGCCACCGGCAGGGCAATGGACTTGTCCTACCGGAAGACTGGCTCCAAAGGTAAGCCAGATGGCAGAGAACACGCACGGGAACTAATCAAACTGCTTGTAGCCAACAACGAAGAACTCGGTGTTGAAATGATTTTGGACTATTTCCCCGCACCGCATGGGCGTGGCTGGCGTTGTGACCGGCAAGCATGGACCAAGTACACACGTCGCACAATCACTGGTGCGCCCGGTGGCGACTGGATACATGTGGAAATCTCACCCAAAATGGCGGACTCACCACAGGCAGTGAAGGCTGCTTTTGCTAAGGTGAAACAGATTTGAAATGGACACGGCCACCGCAAGCATCATCGTTGCCACCATTACGGCGGTCGGTGGAATCCTTGTCGCGGTAATCAACAAGTTCCGCAAAGAAAACCACACCGACCACCAGGTCGTTATGGGTATTCTCCACGTAGTACGCAAATCCCAGCAGCGGGTAGAGGACAAAGTGGACCGAGTTGACGAACGGCTCGCCAGTCACCTAGAGTCACACGCATTGGAGGGGATGCTTGACAATGGGCGAACAGTTCACAAAACTAGAACTAAGAAAAATCGCAACGTATCTTAGGAAGGTCTACCCTGGGGTGGCTGAACAAGACGAGTTGTGGAATCTGATAGCCAAGGTAGACCAACTCGTAAAGGGGAAACATGCACGACCCGACCGAAGGCGCGGAGATTCTTCTCCGAGCACATGAACTGATTACCCGCGACAGGCAGAACGCCTACTCGCATCCCCTCGAAGATTATTCGCGGACAGTTTCCATCTACAACGCACTCAAAGGCGAAGATGTGATGACCGCCGAAGACGGCATCCTGTTCATGGTGTGCGTCAAACTTTCACGTTTGATGAACGAACTCGACAACCATCTCGACATACCTGACAACATCATTGACCTTGCGGGATATGTCGGCTGCCTTCAAATGGTGCGAGAAGCATCAAGTCGTACGACAGCAGAGTTGGCTCGCATGTTCAAGACAGGTGAAACGTACCGCCCGTGAAGAACAGTGATTGGGACATCAAATCAAACTCGTTCAACTTCGCGGAGGATTTGAAGTACGGTCAGATGGGCGAGAAACGTATCCGCAAAATGTTGGAATCCCTTGTCGAAGGTTCCTTCGAAGTGAAAGCGGACCGGTACCGCAACGGAAACATGGCGATAGAAATGCGACAAAATCCACGCAAATGCGGCAAGTGGATAAAGTCGGGGTTGCAGGTTACGAAAGCGCAATGGTGGGTGTACATATTTTCTATGGACGGAGGTTTCATCATCGTCTCGGTGGACCGTTTGAAGCGTTTCATTGAAGCAAACAAGGACACGTTGGAGACACGAGATTTCGCTCGCCGGTCCGACAACCCTGCGTGGGGTTATCTGTTGAAACCTGCCGACGTGTGCGCTTTACTGTATGACCAGAGGTACGACGCGTGACACCTTGCCCTTGGTCGCTTGTTGCCGTTCATTGGATTGACGCGTTCGACTCATCGAACGGGTGGATTCATACGAGGGATTACGCACCGAAACCGCAACATGTGGTGTCGGTCGGTTGGCTATGGCCAGACCTGCTTGAAGGTTACTTGTCGGTAACTTGCTCATGGTGCCCAGACGAGGAACCAGAAATGGACTCCGTAGGAATGGTGACCCACGTACCGTTGGGGATGGTACAAAAAGTTGTCGTTCTGGGCACCCCAGATTTTTGACTTGACAATGTGACACCCCTCCTGTACGGTGAACAGGAGAACACAACAACTAGAGAAAGGCACGGTAATGATTACACGAATCGCTAAGCCCACGCACGGTTCGCAAGAATGGTTGAACGTTCGTTGGCGCAACGAGAACGGTGAGGCACGTATCGCAGCGTCGGCATGTGCAGCAGTTCACGGTCAGCACGCGTTCGTCACACCAGCAGATTTGGCGACCGAACTGTTGGCTGAGAACCCACCCGAACCGAAGGCTCCGAACTCTGCGATGCTTCGAGGCACCACCCTTGAAGCCCCTATCCGTGACTGGGCGGGCACCTTGCTCGGTCACCCGTTGGCTGAACCAGATGAACTGTTCGCATACGACGAGCCAGGGGTGCGTCTGATTGCGACCATCGACTCCATGTCCGAGGATGGCAGGGTCTTTGAGCAGAAGACAACGAACAAGATTTGGCGCGGTGAACTTCCCGCCTACTGGTATTGGCAAGGTGTCCAACAAGCCATCTGCACCGGCGTATCGGAGATTACTTGGATTGTGTTCGACTCGACCCTCGACTTACATTTCCATGTGCAGGCAGTGTCCAGTGACGAGAAACAAACCCACATCGACGCCTGCCGAACATTCCTCGCATCTATCGACATGGGGATGATGCCAGAGAACGCAGTCCTCGAATACCGTCACGTCCAAGCCCGTTTCCCCGAAGGCAAAGGTGGTGCACAAGCAGGCATCGAACTACCGCAGGATGCGCTCGCCCTCATTGAACGCTACGAACTTGCCAAAGCACAGAAAGCCCAAGCGGAACAGATGGAAGATTTGGTGAAGGCACAGTTGTGCGAGATGCTTGGCAGTTCCGAGTACGGGCTGATGCAAGACCAGTTGCTATTGACGTGGAAGACAGCGAACCGTACGTCTTTCGATTCCAAGAAGTTCGAAGCGGAGCACCCTGCTCTCGCCGCGAAGTACAAGAAACAATCAACGTACCGCACGTTCCGTGTGGTCGGAAAGGATAAATAACCATGCGATTCAACCTTGACAACTACGAGACAGTAGAGGACAGACTGCGCCGATTCTGGGCAGACCACCCGAACGGACAAGTGTTCACCGCAATCCACCACTACGACGAGAACCGTGTCGTGTTCCGTGCCGAAATCTATTTCGACATCAAAGACACACGCCCCGTCGCCACAGGATTCGCAGAAGAAACCCGTGACGCCAGCCCAGTGAACCGCACATCTCACGTAGAAAACTGTGAGACATCCGCCATTGGGAGGGCGCTTGCCAACTGCAACTATGCACCGAAAGGTCAACGTCCTTCACGTGAGGAAATGGCAAAGGTCGTAAGACAGGAGGCACCGAAACCGGAGCCGAAGCCGACGGGTGACATGCTTGCACGTTTCTCCGAAGCGTGCGCCAAGCAAGGACTCAACCCTCAAGCGGTAGCAGACGAAGCAGGTGTCAACCTTGCAACGTTGACGGATGCTGACATGCCGAAGTTGCGGGACAAGTTCAACCAGTTGAAGCAGGCACCAACCGCCAAGGATGTTGCCGATGCTGAGACTTTGATTGCTCAAATCCGTGACGCGTTCCCATCATCGGAACAGATTGCGGACACCCCACAAATCAAAGACCCTGATGCGCCAGCAAGCAAAGCACAAATCGGAAAGATTCGAGCAATGCTTTCAGGTAAAGGTGTCGCTTCGTACACCGACAAGATTGAGAAGGTGAAGGACTTGCTCAACAACCCTCATCTCAACAAGTTGGAACAGATGACAAAGGGTGATGCGAACAAGGTCATCTTCATGATTGAGGAAATGAAGTGACCGATGAACGCAAAGGGGAATGTCAGGGCAACAGGGACAAATGTTCCTTGGACAACTGCCCGCTGTTTGGCACTCTGGGACGACCCGACCGCAATCAGGTACGCAGAGTTAGAGGGTGTGCCGACCCTGCCGCTCGCGGTCGTAGAAATCGGACTAAAGGGGATGCGAAGGCGCGTCGTGCCCGTAAAAAGTTGGGGTTGGGCGGTCACCTTACACGTCACGAGGAGAACTGGGGTGGTGCTTTTCGTACCGAAATCAAAGCAGGCGCGCAAGTCGGTCCGATTGCTACCCGTTTCTACGCCGCTAAAGCCCAGTCTGATGCGGCGAAGGCGTTGGGCGACATTCGCCCGTTCGTCATGGTAGCCATGCCAGACGGCACGACGGAAGGTATCTGTCTTATGACCTTGACCGAGTTCTCCGAACTGACTGCCTTGCTGTCGGCTAAGGTAGAAGGCAACTAATGGACTGGCTCGTCCGCCTATTTGCGGGCATCACCGCCACCCTCGTATTCGTAGGGCTGTGGGGGACAGACCAGCCGACCCCTGCCATAGCCCCAGCCCCCACCACAACGGCTCTCACAGCGCCTCCTAGACCCCTCTCCGTGCCTTCTACGACCACACTCCCTGAACCCCCAGCCGACGCCCTCTGCCCCCAATGGTGGGGGCTAGCCCTCGAAGCAGGCTGGACTGAGGACCTTCTCCCCACCTTGGACTATGTGATGTGGCGTGAGTCCCGATGCCTACCAGACCAGCACAACACCACCCTCAACCGAGATGGGTCCACCGACGTCGGGTTGACGCAAATCAACGACAGAAGTTGGTGTTTGCGCACGAGATGGTATCCCAAGGGATACTTGCAAACCATCGGCGTATTGCCTACTGTTGGATGCGAACACCTGTTCGACCCATACCTCAACCTTCTCTCAGCGAAAGCCATCTACGACTATGCCCAACAACACAACGGCAACGGGTGGCAGCCGTGGAAACTCTAAGTACACGTACATGGAACTACTAAGCGAATGGCGTCTCATCGACGACTACCAAGAATGGAAACTGGAAGCAGCCTGCATCGGCATCGACCACGACACATTCTTCCCAACAATCGGCTACAACCAACACGACATGAACGCCAAAAAAATCTGCGACAAGTGCGCAGTCAAACAAGAATGTCTCATGTTCGCAGTCAACAACCGCATCCACTACGGAATCTGGGGTGGGCTAACACCCATCCAACGCAAAAGAATCACACCATCCAAAAGGGGGCAACAATGACCGACAACCAAAACATTTTCTACGAATCATGGATAACCGACCTACAACGAGACTTGGACTCACTACGTGAGGACAAACGAGAACTGCTACATAAAGTTGCCAAGTTGGAACAACTTGTGGCAGAGTATGGAAATAAAATCAGTAACCTAATACAACACAGAGGAGATGAATAATGTCAGCAACATGGTACAAACTACGAGACGAAACATGGGGCGTCAAAGTACGTCACGAAGGCCAGCCAGGGGAACAGGTAGAAGTCACCAACAAAAAAGGTGAAACCAAAACCACGTACCTCAGCAAGCGTGTAGCAAAGTTCGACGACGCAGAACTCTGGTCGGTCAGCGACGAAGCACCAGCCCCACGCCACAAAACATTGGACGAAGAACCGTTCTAATGTTCGTCAAACAACACCGTCTTCCCTACGAACCTTTGGAACGTATGTTCAACAAAGAAATCACTGGCGAAGACCTATCCGAAATAACCGAGGTAGCAGAATCCACCGTGTCAAACTGGAAGAAACATGGCATCCCCGAACCGCAAGCAGACAGAGTTGCCGTCCGACTTGGACTCCACCCAGCCTCCATTTGGGGCGACGACTGGTGGTCGTTGGCGAACCTGCCAGCATTGCGGGACGGTGACACGGGCACTGACCCCACTGCCCCAACACGTTCACGACACGTGCGGATGTCCGTGTCATGCGTGGCGGATGGGGAAACTGACTGCTAGTGACAGCCGATGGCAGAAGAAACAAAGCAAACGAAAGCGCGATGCCTCAAATGCGGTGAGGTCGTAACACACAACCCCCGCCAAATACAAGGTTGCGGATGCGACCCCGACGCACCGACGTGGGTGTACATCGAACTCAACGGAACTATCCGAGGGTTCTCGCAAGCCGAATGGGAACGGGTAGACGTGTGAACGAGTTCGACGAGCCAAGTTTCGACTCACTGAAAGAAGCCTTGGTCTTACTAGAACAAGAAGGAATAGTTGAAGTTGTTGGAATCAGCGACAACGGCGAAGAAATGTACCAGATAACAAAGAAAGGATTGGCACATTACATGAGCAACCAGATGGATTTCGATACGTGGGTACGCATCGGCTACGAAGCCGGTTGGTGTTCACCGCCGATGTGTTACACGCACGACGGTCTTGCTCTAACAGCAGGCGAAGACGAAGAACTCAACGAAGGACACGACCCGTGTATCCACGTTGTCCGCCTGTACGAATCAGTCGAACAGAAGAAAGGCAGTGAAGCGAACAACGCTGCTGCCGTATGGCGAGCCACGAACCTTGGTTGGGAAGAACAGTAGAGTTCCCCACCCCTCGGAGAAAGGTAAACAAGGGGCAGGGAGACTCCACTGCTAACGCCGACGGTAGTGGTTGTACCGCCTTTTCTGAGGGCGTTTCACAGAACTACCAAACTCTACCGCAACAGGTCGCACGTTCGCAAATCCTCTCCACTCGATAGCGGTACGGCACGAAGCCTCGCTACCCCAATAGTAGAAGAACGGTTCATGGTCGGTGAACGTTTTCCCGTACCAACGGTATTCGCCAGCCCAACACTTGCCGTCTGCTCTCTGTGCTTTCCACACGATACGTTTCGGTTGAGGTTTGGGTCGTCGGAATCGTCTAAGCCAACTCATCCAGAGCCTTGACGATGCCAGCGATACGTTCGCTATCGAACCCTGAGACGAGTCCATCACGACACGCTGCGACTAACTCCTCCAACCTGACCCGTCTCTGCCCAGCCTTCGTCGTTTTGGGTGAGTCGTGTACCTCTGCGTCCGTGTAGAACGCACGGTACTTGACATGAATGTAGGGGTGGCTTCGGTTGTTTCGTTTCCTCAGCATGAACACTGCCCCTGCTTGGTGAAGGTTGGAGAGTGCGCCTGAGACTTGTCCGTGGTGAAGGTTGAGTGCTTGTCCTGTGGTTGCCCATGTCGCACCGCCAGCACCGACCCCTTCTAGGTAGTCCAAGATGAGGGCTTGTCTGTCTGCGAGTGTGCCGTCGTCGGCTTCCGCTTCGGCTCTGAGCCTGCTCGCTTCGCTTCCTGCGTGTCCGCCTGTTCCGTCATACGGAAGGAACGGTAGTTCTGGGTACGTCATCGTGCTATGTCTCCGAAGTCGTCTACTTTGATTTCCCAGTCGTCGTCGGAATCGTACGGTACTTCGGTGACGAAGTAGCCGATGCGGTTCACGAACGAGTAGCCGTTCACGATGTATGTTCCGTCCGTGCCGTCCACCCACGTCCACACTTTGCGGTCAAGGTTGTGTTGGCATACGAAGTCGTGTCCTTCTCCTGAGGTGAAGAACATGATGCCGTTGCCGTCGAGGTCTTGCCATGATGGGTCGTCGTCGATGGTGTTGATGACTGGTCTGAACGTGGTTTCCCACTGTTCGACTGTTGCCGTGCGTGTCATGCGTTCACCTCAACTTCGTAGCCGTCGATGGATACAACATGGAAGTCGTGCCCACCCTCAGTCATCAGCCGAGGCAGTTCGTCTGGTGTCGTGTAATAGAACACGAGGTCGTCTCGGTGTCCGAACGAGTCGTACACAGCGTCCTTGTGGTAGTCGTACTCCCCGAAGGAGAGAAACACGGGTGAGAGTGTTTTGTCCTCGTCGTGGTACTTGATGGCGCACCACGCCCCTGTTGCGTTTGCTGGTATCGGTGTCATTACTTGTTTCCTTTCTCTGGTTGTTTGATAACTCGGTATTCCACTTGCTCACCCATGCCCTCGCCTGCCCACTCGTCGTAACACCCGACGAGTTCAGCAACGAAGTCTTGGGTATCCCATTCGCTAGGAATGGTGAACTCAATAGTGACCTTACTCGTTGTCATGCTTCGACCTCCCCCATTTTCAGGGCGAGCCAAACAGCGTCCCAAGTGCCTTCGGTTACGGGCGAGTCAAACAACACCGACCCGTCCTCGCCGTGACGTACAGTGATGCGACCATCTAGCAGGGTGAGTGTCATGCTTGCCGACCCTCGTTCTAGGTTCGTCATACGCTAAGCCCCTTTTCTTCGAGCGCACGACGCAAGGCGAGCAACGCCTCTATCGCTTCCAGACATTCCGAGTCCGTCGCTTCCGCCCCGTCCGTGTCGTGAATGGCTTTCACCCATTCCATGAGCCGACCGTCGGCGTAATCTTCGGGGTCGCCGTCGTTGCCAGCGACGATGCCCCACCCGATGTTTAGGTATTCTTGTAACTCTTCCATTACCTTTCTCCTTTGCTTGTTGGTTGTTTGTTTATTACTTCTTGTAGTTCGGTGAACCTGTCGGGTCGTGCTGAGCCACCGCACCTATGGCGAGGCGGTTCAGACGGCGTGATGTGTAGCGTGATTCGACACCCGCAAGCGTCACACCCCCACTCGCTACGCACGGTCAGCCTCATCGCCGATAGCGGAGTAGTCCTCACCCGTCTCGTCGGTCATCAGCGTTTCCGCCAACCCGATAGCGTCGTCCTCGGTGTCGGCTATGACTGTCACCGTTTCTACGGAGAAGTCACGGACGAACCGAACATTCCACAGTTGGGTCGTGTTCATTGTTTGTTTCCTTTCTCTGTTGGTTGTTTGGTATTCGGTCTTGCGACCTTGCGGGTGTCGAGGACTCGAACCTCGATGTCTGCCAGCCACCCCGCCTTACTTACTCTGCCAGCCAAGGCAAGTCTCCTCGCCTGCGCTGCCTGATGTTCACTTCTAGGTTGTCGTATTTTTCATCCGCCAACCATTTAGCCACCTGTTCTTGACATGCTTTGCGTGATGCCCAGCAGTTTTCGGTCAAACTTAGGTGACGGGTATCGCCTTCGTTCAGTACGATTATCCACTGACCTGACAGCACTTCCCTTTCGTCTTTTATCATTTTGTTCACCCCCTCTCCTTTCTCTGTTGGTTGTTTGTGTTTCGGTCTTGCGACCTTGCGGGTGGGGGAGGCTCGCACTCCCCAGCCTGCTAGTCACCCTGCCAGTTACATTTCGTAATGTAACGCACAGCGGGAGTACCAGTCTCCTAGTACCGCCACTAAGTTTTGGCAGATTCTTTCTTTCTTTTCTCTTACTTTCTTGTCATACTCCGTATTGCTGTGCTTCACTTCTTCCATCGCTCGGAGTATGTCTTGGTGGTACCTGAACACTGCCATCATCACTTCTCCTTGTGTTTCTCGTGACATGGTGATGTTCAGGGTTACCTGCTCATCTTCTTGTAGGGTGTCCACTTTGTTCACCCCCTCTCCTTTCTCTCGTGTCGGGCAACCAGCCCGACGAAACCATCATAGCACACTTTCGGACGCTTGTCAAGTGTGACTCTTGTCACACCACGAAACGGCGTAGTCATTGACCCCACCCCCGAACACCTGTTCGACGAACACATGTTCGCCACACCTTCACGCCGAGATGGAAGAACGGATACACCGCCACCCCGACAGCGAGCATGGTCACGGCAGAACCAGACACGAACCCGACCGTAATCATCACGACCCAAGTGTGCCCAAGCGCATACCCCACGACAGGCGGTCTCATAGTTCCCGCCTCGTTATGAACCGCCACAAGGGACGGACATGGGGTTGGGACGCTCGCCACACGAACCACAGAGGGACGACCACGGCGAGTTCTACTACGGCAAGCCAGACAAGAGTTCTCATGCGGTCACCTCGTCAAGTGTGACGTTCTGCGAATCGTGCCATGCTTCGCCCACTCCTGCGAGTGGCGTTACTTGGTAGTCAATCTGCCCGAACCGTACGCGCACATCGGTCACCTTCACGCGGAAGGCAAGCCGTGAGCCTGCGACCGTGAGCGTGCCGACCTTGCCGAGGTACTTCGCCATCTCTTGCGCGGTCACTTGTACAACTCGCTTTCTCGGATAAGTTCGTCGGACATCTCACGCAACCTGCGGAACACGTTCTGTGCGTCCTTGTTCATGATGTCTACCGCCAACCCGTCTAGCCAATCGGTAGCGAGGTAGTCCCACAGTTCGGGGTTCATGGTCACGCCCATTCGTGGCGGATAACATAACCCGCCCGTTCCGTGTCGTGCTTGTACAACTCATACGAGAGGTTGTAGACAAGGTGAAATCCCATGTCCATCCCGCAACCGTGGACACGGATAACCCGCCACCCGTTACGGTCTTTGACCTTCTCGCCCATAGCCTCGCTTGCCGTGTAGGTGATGTCTACGAGGTCGCCGTCTCTGTCTACGAGTTTTAGGGAGATGTCTCTACTCATGCCAGACTGTGAGACGTGGCGTAGAACGGTGTGAATAACGGGTTTTTCTATGCCTTCTAGCATTTCCCGTAGCCGTTGCCGTGCTAGTTCTCGGTCTATCGCTTGTTGTGTTTTCTTGCTTATTGGTCGTGGCATCTCTGCCCCTTTCTCTTGTTGTTGTGTTTTTATTCGGTGCGACCCTTACCACGGGGTCACACTTTGTACCCTAGCGAGGTCGTGAACCTCACGCAAGCATTACTTGACTAGGGTCGGGGGATTCCCTACGCACCTACCTTTTCACGGGTCAGCGCATCACGCAGTTCCACGAGCACCGCCTCGGGGGTCGCTTGTAGGTCACGCTCTCTCAGGTTCGTTCGTGCCAGAATCTCTGCGATAGCGAGCGGTTTCACTTGTAGTTCTTCGTGGCGTTGCTGCCACTCTGCCACCGCCTCAGCCGTGAGTAGGTCTTTCATCTGTTCTAAGGTCAGCCCACTCAGTCTCGGCGTGAATACCCGCTCAAAATCTCGGCAGGATACGGGCGCACCGCCACCCCTGTGAATAATCCACTCGGGTTTTACGTCCTCGTGGCTTAGTCCTACGCCCTTATGGTAACCGCCTCGGTAGGTCAAGTATTCTACGAGGTATTGACCGCCCTTTTTACCGATGATTCGGCAATAGGTAGACCGTCGTGAATAGTTTCTCGTGAGGTCGAACACTGTTTCGGGGTTATCCCGCCACACTGCCTCTAAGTATTTTTTAAGCACTGTCTTTTCCCTTTCTCTTATTCGGTCAGGGTTCACCACGAACCCCGATACCTTGTACCCTAGTCGCCTATCGCTGGCGAGTCAAGCCCTACGGCTTGGCTAGGGTCGTATGCCTCAGACGGTGACGGGTCGCGATTCCTCTACGCGCTTCACTGCCCGAAGGATAGCCCACCCGACTTGGTAAGCCGAAGTAAAACGCTCTCGGTCGAACCTCGGATTAGTGACCGCGAAGTAGTCCGCAAGTTTCTCGGCTACCTTGTCGGTCGCTGTTCGGTTTTCTTGGGATTCCGCGCCTACTACCGCGAGCATTTTCGCGATGGCTTGGTAGTCCTTTCTCGTAGTCATGTCTTGCCTTTCTCTCATTCGGTCAAGCCCCGACGGGGCTTGTACCTTGTGGACGGGTGAGGTAGTGAACCTCGTGACCCCTACGGGTCACCCGTCCCGTATTTCTACTTTACGAGGCTTGGAAATCCGCAAGCGAAGAGAAACTTCTCTTTATCGAAACGCGGATTCTCATTCGCGAACGAGAACGCGAGAATGTGCGCGACGCGAGAAACCCCTATCGTACTCTCGTAGTTGTCTTTCTCGCATTCCCAAGCCTCACGCACTGCCTTTGCGATACGCTCGTAGTCTTTCTTGGTCATTCTCTGTACCTTTCTCTTGGGGTTCTGCCCTCATCAGTCACCGCATCACGGTGAGACCCCTCACGGGGTTTCGGGCTTGCTATCGAACGAGCCGAGCGCGCAACGCCTCGGTGATTCTCCGCCCTTTATCGAACTCCTTAGGCTCGACGATGTAGATTCCGTCGTCCTCGATGTCTGCCACGATGAGCCACCCTTTATTCTCGGCGCACTCCCAGCACGCCTCGACAAGTATCCCCACTGCGTCGGTTTTTAGTATGTGTTCCGCCGGGTTCGAGCACTCTGTCACTCGACACTCGATGGAGTGTGTGTAGGTTTCCATTCCTTGCCTTTCTCTCTGGGGTTCTCACCACGAGAACCCGATACCTACACCATAGCGAACCCGTCGCCCCTTGTCAAGTCATTTCACTGTGACTCTTGACACACCCACAAGTTACCCACCAGTAACCTACCCACCAGTAACATAGGCGGACATCGCCACAAGTTACCAACGGGTAACAGGGGGGGGT